GGAGGACCCGAGCCCCATCCATGTATCTCTCCCAACTAGTCAGGATCAGCCTGAACTGGCGGTGATCAGCCACGACCAGCCGAGACTCGAGACGATCGTTCCAGACTGTGACGGCTCATGGGCTGGACTTGTGGGGGACATGGCTTCAGAGCTTCTTCATGTTGAGCTCATGCCTTGGCAGGTGCATTATCTTGAGCGCGCGTTGGGATTTATTACTGCTCTTGATGGGCAGGATGATCTTGTGCACAGATCTTCGCTTTGTTCGGTGGCGCGTCAGAATGGCAAGACACTTTTAATCCAGTGTCTAATTCTTTTTTGGATGATCGAAATGCCAAAGATCCGAGGCACAAAGCAGACCGTCCTATCTACAGCTCACACTCTTTCACTTGCCTGTCTGCTCTTTGATGAGATCGCACCAATCCTTGAAGACCGCTACGGCGCCAAGATCATGAAGTCCTTTGGTCGTAACTCGGCGACGATGCCTGACGGAACGCGCTGGTATGTGCGCGCGGCGAACCCTTCAATCGGTCACGGTATGTCGGTAGATTTAATTTGCGCCGACGAAATTTTTGACATCTCCGAAATTACAATGGCAGGCCTAATCCCAACACAGCGCGTCCGCAGGTCTCCACACTTAGCAATGTTTAGCACAGCTGGCACCGAGAGCAGCGCATTGTTTATCAGACATCGAGAGAACGCGCTGCGCTTGATTGACACAAATAACCCTTCTAATTTTTACTTTGCAGAATGGTCGCCACCGCCGACAGTTGATCCGATGCAAGAATCGTCGTGGTCGTGGGGCAACCCTGCACTCGGACATACTCTGACGATGGAAACTTTGCGCGCCGAATCCAAAGACCCTGACCGATCCAACTTTTTAAGAGCGTCGCTCAACATGTGGATCGCCAGCACCCAGTCATGGATTCAGACCCACCTTTGGCCAGACCTCGAGTACGACGGCCCGATCCTTGCTGGCGGCGTGATCTCCGTCGAGGCATCAATGGACGAATCGCGCTACTTTGCAACTAAGTCGGTTGCGCTCGGTGACGGTCGTACTTGTGTCTCGGTTGCCTTTACTGCCGAGACCGCTAAAGAACTTTGGGCGCATGTCGCAGCTCTCGCCGCTGACCCTGCGATCAAGTTCATCTTCTCGCCAACCATCGACGCACACTGCCCACCTATCTTTGAGCGTCGGCGCGTCGTAATGGGCTACAAAGAAATTTTGCAATACACCCCCATAGTAAGAAACATGATTAGTGAAGGACGCTTAGTTCACACTGGCGAAGCGATGCTCGCCGAACATGTCTGTCGCGCGGTCATGGTCAGGACTCAAGGCTCGATCGCAGTGTCATCACAAAAGTCGGCTGGCCCTATTGAGTTATGTCGGACGATGATTTGGGGAGCCGCGGCAGCTGCAAGACCAGGAAACTCCCAGAAGCCGATGCTGGTCACTGTAAATCAGTAGCATCTTCTTGGCACTCGCTTACTTGCTTGCCTGTCGTCGGGATACCGCAATTGACTAGGCGAGTGCCACCATGATCCGCTCTGAATGTGTCATCATGTGATATGGGATTATTTGACCGCAAAGTAAGCAAGGCTGCTATCAGTCCACCGCCAGCCAAAGCCGCTGCAGCTGGAGCGATGAACCCCGGGTATAACTCAAGCAATGTCGGCGCAAATATGGTCGGTCAGTATTACACCTATCGAGAGGGCCAACTTCGCGCGGCAGCAATCTCAATCCCTGCAATCTCACGCGCACGCGATCTACTCGCATCAGTAATTGGCTGCATGCCATTACAGATGTATAACGAAATGTGGAACGGCGAAGAAATGGAACGCGTCTATATCGCCCCCCGATCTTGGCTGCGTCGCCCAGACCAAACCGTTCCCTACAACTTTTTAATGTCATGGACTTTTGACGACTTGTACTTTTACGGTCGCGCTTTTTGGTACATCACATCGCGCACCGCTGACGGTTATCCCGCGAGTTTCTCAAGGCTCCCAGCGGGCTCAGTCACCACCACCGACATGGCAGGCCCAGTCTGGTTCGCACCTTCTAAAGAAGTTTATTTTCAAGGCGGAATGATTGACCCAGTAAACCTTGTGCAATTCCTGTCGCCGACACAAGGCATGGTCTATTCATCGCAAGCCGCAATTGAAACAGCGATAAAGATTCAAGACGCGAGGGCGCGCAATGCGAGCTCATCAATTCCAGCAGGCGTCCTTATGCAGACCGGAGGTGAGCCTTTAAGCGCGCAAGAATTAGCGGATCTTGCTGCAGCGTTCAACACTGCTCGAGCAACTAACCAAACTGCAGCGCTAAACGAATTCTTAAAATACGAACCGACAACAATGTCGCCAGACAAGATGCTTCTTATTGAGTCTGCTAACTACAGCGCGTTAGAAACTGGTGGTCGTATTGGCAATGTTCCGCCATACCTGATCGGCGTATCTACAGGATCGTATTCATATCAGTCATCGCAACAGGCTCGCATGGACTTGCTATTTTTTGGCGTGAAGTTGTACGCCGATGCAATAGCAGAAACACTATCCATGAATAATGTTTTGCCTAATGGCACCTATGTCGCCTTTGACTACGAATCGTATTTAGAAGAAAACTACCTAGCAGACAAAATGGAAATGCCAGTACAAGAAGACACTCAAGAGGAGATCGCAAACTAATGATTAGATTCACAGCACCATCCGCCAGCATCGATGCAGCTGCAGGCGACGGAACACCATCACGAACCATCACAGGAATCGCAGTTCCTTACGGCGTAGCAGCAACAGTCGCCGACGGAACCGAAGTCATCTTTGAGCAAGGCAGCCTTCCAATCGAAGGCAAAGCACCGCGCCTATACATGAACCATGACAGCAATCAGGCCATCGGAATTGTGACCGAGCGCGTAGACACTCCAGAGGGCATGCTCTTCAGTGCCAAGATCAGCAAGACCGCCGCAGGCGACGAAGCCCTACAGCTCGCCCTAGACGGCGTACTGGACTCGGTATCGGTCGGAGTAAACCCAACCAAGACTCGAGCAAACAAAGACGGATCGCTAACAGTGTTAGCAGCCGACTGGATCGAGTTGTCTATGGTGCCAGTTCCTGCATTTGCTGGAGCCATGATCACAGACATCGCAGCGAGCATCCACCACGAAGACGAAGAAATAAGTATCATAGAAACAGAACCTACACAGGAGAACGAACCCATGTCAGAGCCAACAGTCCCAGCAGTAGAAGCAACCATTCCAACTGCACCAATTCCAGCAAAAGCAAAGCGTGAATTTAAGATGCCATCAGCTGGCGAATTCATGGCTGCTTATCACATTGGCGGAGACACATTCTCCAACATGAACGCAGCAGTCGCAGAATTTTCCGCATCACAGCGCACCGCACTTCAAGCAGCTGCAGGCGATGTCCTTACTTCTGACACCCCAGGCCTCTTGCCAGTGCCCGTTTTGGGACCGCTCGTACAGGACCTAAATTTCCTTCGTCCTGTAGTCGAGGCTGTAGGCGCTCGCGCTTATCCTGACAACGGAAGGTCAAAGACTTTTACTCGTCCAACGATTACCACGCACACAAGCGTTGCAACACAGTCCACTGAATTGTCAGCAGTTTCAGCCACCACAATGGTCATTGCGGCAAACTCAATTAGCAAGACAACTTTGGCTGGGCAAGTAAGTTTGTCCTCACAAGACATTTCGTTTACCTCGCCTGAAGCAATGTCTTTAATCTTGAATGACTTGATGGGCGAATACATGATTGCTTCGGACAACAAAGCAGCGGACGATTTGCTCACTGCAGCAAACTCGTCGGGCGTTTGGGACGGAACAGTTGCAGACTTGCTCAAGTCAATCTATGACTCGGCAAAAGATGTTTCAACAAACCGAAACTGGATGCCGACACACATGTTCGTATCGGTAGATGTTTGGTCACAACTTGGTCAGCTTGTAGACACAACCAACCGACCAATCTTCCCATTCATCGGTGCAGGTCTTACAGGCCAGAACGCACTTGGCGGTGGAAGTGCAACATCATGGAACGGCACGCCACTCGGCTTGCAGTTGGTAGTTGATAGCAACTTTGCCGACAAGACGATGATCATCACTCGCGTAGGTCAGGGCCAAGGCGATGCTTACGAATTCTACGAAAGCATTCAGGGCCTGTTGAGCGTGGACACTCCTGCAACTTTGGGTAAGACCATGAGCTTCCACGGCTATGTCTCAACCTTCGCTGCAATCGGTGGAATGATCCGCAAAATCACACAGGCTTAGTCGAGAGCGGGGCTACCGCTCATGGCTGTTTACAGCATTACGCAGAAATACCTCATAGACAACTACGCCGTAGTTCAACTTCTTACCGATGCAGAAATTGAACTCGGCGCAAGTGTCGTCCTTGCTGGGGTAGATGCAACCTTTAACGGAACTTACACAGTCCGCGCATTACCTCAATATCTTTATGTCGGCATAGATACCGAAGGCGATCTTCTTTACGATGTAAACATTCCAATCGCTAATCAAGTGCTGGTTGCAAAGACCGCAAGCAATGTCACAAGAACCGCTGCAGCTGGCACGCTAACTATCACCCAGACTTGCACTTGGGTCACTGCAGCAAACATCGAGGACTGGCTGGGCATCGGTACAGCGACCGCAGCCGACGCCGCCTTCCTCACAGTGTGCGCCAGTGCAGCTTCACAATTCTGCTGGAGACGCCGAATGGAAGCAGGCTATGTGGACTCGCTTACAACCGTACCTTCGCAAGATGTATTCCTCGGAACCCAAATGTACGGTGGCGCGCTGTACCGCCAACGCGGATCAGTGGATCAATACGCTTCATTCCAAAACATGGGAGTAACCCCTGTTATGGGTCTAAACGGAATGATCCGCCAGCTCTTGGGAATTGATCGTCCGCAGGTCGCCTAATGGCTGTACCTAACTACACAGATCTATTCAACGAAGGCTACGACGATCTTGTAGCGAAGCTCTCAACGGTCGTAGGGCTACAAGTCAATAACGATCCGCGCAATATTACGCCGCCAAGCGTCTTTGTAAACATCGATTCCATTGATGGCTACAACTACAATGTCGCCAAATTAAACTTTACTTTGCAGATAATCACGCTAGGCCCAGGCAACCTAGACGCTCAAAAAAGCCTGCTCAATATCCTTGCCCAAATCTACGCGCTAGACATTGGGGTCGTATCTGGGCGCCCAACCAACCTAGACATTGGCGGTTCAACGCTCCCTGCTTATGAGCTGTCGGTCTCAACTGTCGTGCAGACTGCCTAATCCACACTCTCGGTCTCATTATGTGTCAAACTAAAACCAACACTTCCAAGGAGTAATCATCATGGCTGCAACATCCACTATTCTCTCAAATCCAAAAGTGCTCGTCGGAGCCACAAACCTCACAGGCTGGTGCACCTCTGCCACTGTGACTCGTACTGTGACCGCTCTAAATGACACGGTCTTCGGCAACACGGCAAACACTTTTACAGCTGGTCTCGAGGACAATGAGTGCACCTTGACACTATTTTTGAGCTATGCCGCTTCAGCCACCTACGCGACACTTGCACCGCTTGTCGGCACAAAAGTTAATGTCGTAGTAAACCCAACTGATGCAGCTGACTCGGCAACGAATCCTGGCTTCACTCTGACAGGCACCTATCTTGAGTCGTTGCCAGTGATCTCCGCATCACTTGGCGAACTACAGTCGATTGACATTACCTTTATGGGTGGCGTCTACTCGGCTGATGTCACAGTCTAAATAACGGCCTTCCTTGGCCCGACGAAAGGAAACAAAGTGAAGATCAAACTCACGCTTACACGCGGAGACAAAAAAGAAACACTCATCACGAACCTATTCGCGATTGCTGAATGGGAACGCTTAGAGAATCGTCGAGTGTCTGACGGTCGCGGAATCGGTGCATCAGATATGGCTTGCTGGGCGTACATCATGCTCGGAATCAAAGGCGAAACACTTCCTGCTACTTGGCGCGAATGGCTTAAAGCAAACCCAGATGTCGAAATCGGCGTAGAGGACTCAACAGACCCAAACCCTACGGACGCGGCTACAGGCGACAACTCGCCGAACTTGTAGTCGCGACAGGGTGGGCTCCCACTTTCTACGCTGACACCTTCGACACGCGAGACCTAAGTACCATTGTCGCAGTGCTAGAAAAACAAAACAAAAAGAGGTGACATGGCTGACGGACTCAACACCAAGATCGAGGTCTACGGTCTAAAGGATGCTATAAAGCAGCTGAACTCTGTTGAGCCCGGGCTCCGTAACCAAATTGCAAAAGACTTCCGCAATGTTGCAAAGCCTGTCATCAATGACGCGCTCGCCCTAATCCCTAACACGGTGCCACTGTCTGGCATGGGTCGCAAATGGACTACCCCGTCAGGCTTCAAGATGCTTCCTTGGGACGCTGGACGCAAGCAAAAGATCTCCGCCAAAATCAACACTAAAAAGGTCTCGGAGTTTCGTGGACAGATCCGCAATGTCGGCGTCTTCAACATCATCTATTCGGGCTCTACTGGAACACTCTTTGACATGGCCGCCAACGGCAGACTCGGCAGCGCACTCTCGGCGCGCTACGGCATGCGATCAAGAGTAATGTGGAAAGCAATGGAGAAGAATCAAGGCACCGTCGAGTCAGAGATGCGGCGAATCGTTGAGACTGTCATGGACAAAGTAGATCGGAATGTAGTCGAGTAATGGCATCAGTAAACATCCCAATAATTTCAGAATTTGACGCGAAGGGAACCCAGCGCGCAATTAAGGAATTTCAGTCGCTTGAGGGCGCGTCCGCTAAAGCGTCCTTCGCCATTAAGAAAGCCGCGCTCCCAGCCGCAGCCGCAGTCGCAGGATTAGGACTTGCTCTTGTAGGCGCTACGAAGGCCGCAATGGAAGACCAAGCCGAACAGGTACAGCTCGCACTTGTCCTTCAGAATGTCACTGGAGCCACTGACGAACAAGTTAAAGCGACTGAAGACATGATCTCAAAAATGAGTCTTGCGTCAGGCGTCGCGGATTCAGAACTTCGTCCGGCTTTGGCGGTACTAACTCGAGGGACGAAAGATATAGCAGAAGCGAACAAAGCCCTCGCTCTTGCCCAAGACATAAGCGCGTCCTCTGGAGCCTCACTTAGTCAAGTAAGCGACGCCCTTGCGATGGCCTATGGGGGAAATATGAAAGCCCTTGGAGCCTTGTCACCGGGTATTAAAGCAATGATTAAAGACGGCGCATCCCTTGAAGATGTGATGAATGTCCTTGGCGGTACCTTTGGCGGAGCGTCAGATGCAGCCGCCGCTACTGCCGAAGGCGGAATGAAGCGTCTTGGAATTGCTTTGGCAGAGACCAAAGAGTCAATCGGTGCAGCACTGATCCCAGTAGTCGAAGCGCTACTTCCGTACCTGATCGCTTTTGGCGCGTGGGCACAAGAGAACACCAAAGTCTTCCTCATTGTCGCTGGCGCAATCGGTGGAATTGCATTGACTATCTTGGCTCTCAATGCAGCTATGAAAGTTTATGCAGCCGCACAAATGATCGTAAACGGCGTTGTCGCAGTGTTTAACGCGCTCCTACTGGCTAACCCTGTGACACTCATTGTCTTAGCAATCGTCGCTTTTATTGCAATCTTGACAGCGCTCTACTTTAAGTTTGACACAGTCCGAAAGATCGTGGACACAGTATTTAAGGGCATGCTCGCAGGCGGCAAAGCAGTCTTTGACGGACTCACAACATACTTTGACGGCGTCTTCGCAATCTTTAAAACACTCTTCAACGCGATCGCAAAACTCTGGAACAACACAATCGGCAAACTATCCTTCTCCGTTCCTGACTGGGTACCGGGACTAGGTGGCAAAGGCTTCGATGTCCCAAATATCCCTATGCTTGCAGACGGCGGAATTGTCACAGGCCCAACGCTCGCGATGATTGGCGAAAGCGGCCCAGAAGCGGTCATCCCTTTATCTGGACGCGGCGGTGGAATGGGCAACTACACGATCAACATCACAGGCGGTCTTGGCTCAAGCGCAGAGATCGGCACAGCTGTCGTGAACGCGATCAGAGCGTTCAATAGGCAGAACGGCCCAGCGAACATAGCGGTCGCCTAATGGCTGGAGTAGCGGTAATCGGGTCAGGTAACTACGACCTTGAGATTGACACAGGGTACGATTGGAACGCTTTCACACTTGACGACGATCTCAAAGGCGAACTAAACAACACCGAATATGTGCTTGACGGTACATCGCAGTTCGCAAGCGTCCTAGACGGCGCAATCTCGCTTACAGCGAAGCGTGGACGCGCTAACACTGGCGACCAGTTTGCTTATGGCACGATGAACTTCACACTAAATGACACTTACGCTGACGGAGTGTTCAACCCTTTTGACACGACTTCTCCGTATTACGACCCAGCAAATAATAAGCCTGGACTTGCTCCGCTTCGAGAAGTTCGCTTCTCTCGATACAGCTCAACCAATGTAAAAGAACTTTTGTGGGTCGGCTACATAGTCAATTACGACTACACCTTTACGCTTGGCGGACTTGACACAGTGACCGTAAATTGCGCGGACTTTTCCTATCAGCTGGGACAGACCTTCCTCGCCGAATGGAATGTCACAGAGCAGCTGTCAAGCGAGCGTTTTGATGACCTGCTAGATCTCCCAGAAGTCGCCTACACAGGCACACGGAGCATTGAGACAGGCGTGGCGACCCTTGGCGGAGCGGCTGCTTACACAGTCGCAAACGGAGTCTCGGTTGCCGCTTATGCCAACAAGATTAATGAGGCGGAGCAGGGCAGAATCTTTGTAAATCGTGAGGGAACGATGGTTTTTCAATCTCGGATCGGACAGACTCTTGGCGTCCCTGTTGCCGAATTTCACGACGACGGCACCCAGATCGGCTACAGCGCTATAGACATCTCATTCCAAGCGGACACAGTCGTAAATCGTGCATCCGTCGAGCACGCTGGAGCGGCATCGCCAGAGGTCGCCGAAGACATAGCATCTCAAGCCCTGTATTTAATCCAAACTAAATCCATTACCGATTCGCTTTTGCACAATGACGCCGCAGCTCTCACACTTGCCCAATACCTGATCAGCCCAGATCCCGAAGCACGCTTCAACTTCCTCGGCACAGAGTTCCCTGGCACACCTGCACTAGACCAAGACACTTTAGCGCTCCTTGATGTCGGCGACCTGATCAATATCCAAAAGTCAATTACAACTTCGGCAGGCCCAACACAGTTCGCCCAAGATCTCACCATTGAAGGACTTGAGCACAGGCTTACTTTGTCGGCTGGGCACGCAGTCACCTACTTCACCTCACCAACCACGATCGTCTACGAGCTCATCTTGGACGATTTGGTATATGGCACACTCGACGCAGAAAATGTCTTAGGATAGAAACATGCCAAACGAGCAAACGACCGTCCCACTTTTTACCGCTGGCGAAGTATTAACTGCCGCCGATATGAATTTAAGCGCGGGAACTGGCGTGCCAGTGTTCTCAAACACGACAACGCGCGACGCTGGCTTTGGCGGCGCAGGCGAAAAAGTTCTTGCAGAGGGTCAGCTTTGTTACTTGTCTAGTACAAATGTCGTGCAGTATTACGACGGTGCGGCGTGGGCTACTGTCGGGCCGTCTACGGCAGGCGGCTTAACTTTAATCACGGCGCAAACAATTGGCACGGCAGTTGCAAGCGTTGCGGTTACTGGCGTATTTAGTAGCACTTACGATAATTACAAAATTGTGATTTCGGGTGGCACGGCTTCAGTGAATGACGAAAACTGTGGAATGAGTTTAGGTGCAACAACAACAGGATATTACGCAGGCTATGTCGGCTCCGTATATTCAACTGCTGCTGTATCTTCACCAAGTAATAACAACACTTCATCGTGGACAAGAGTTGTTGGTTTAATGACAAATGGATTAAACGCCAATTTTGAGTTAAACGGCCCGAACTTGGCAAAACGCACATTTATTACTGGATTTCATGTTCAAGATACTATTGGACGCTCTTACAGCGGTTATGTAGATAACACCACGCAATACACCGCATTTACAATTACACCTGCAAGCGGCACTTTAACTGGCGGCACAATTCGCGTCTACGGATACTCAAACAGTTAGGACACAAAATGACATACGCCGAAGCCGTAGCAATGTACCCACACGATGAAGTAAAAATACAGATTGACGACACCGTGCGACCAATGACCCCAGCCGAATACGAAGAATTTATACAACGACAAGTAAACGCCGAACCACACGACTAGTTATGACTTATGAAGCCGCGCTACTACTTGGCTAGTGTCATGCTTGCGCTCATCCTGACCGCTTGTGCAGACCGCAACCGCGAAAACTGCAATACAACAAAAGCCAACGGACTACTAGAAAGGCGTTGCCCATGAACCCTGACAAACGCTTAAGCAACGAACAAATTAAAGCTCGACTAATCCTGATCGTAGGAATCGGACTTACCGCATCGTTCGTCATGGCAATCGCATCACTCATCTTCGGATTGCTTTTTGTCGTGCAACCTACGGAACAGTCCCCCAATGACGCCGAAGCATGGGGAGTCTTGTCTCCGATGCTCATGACACTCGCAGGCGGCTTAATCGGGCTTCTCGCAGGCAACGGTCTTAAAGACCGTCCCAAAGACCCTCCAACTTTATGAGCGTGATTCCAGCAAACCCGAAGATCCTAAACAGTCGCCCCTACACAGGGAACTCCGACGGAGCCGCAGCTGCACCTCGAGCAGGCATGGACGAATGGATCCGACAAGCAGTGAAATACGCAAACGGTGCAATCTGGAATAACGGATCTTGGGGAGTTCGCAACATGCGCGGATCCGAAACATCGCTGTCCGTACACGCGACAGGTAGAGCTGTAGATCTTTCATATCGCAAGACAGAACAACACCCAACAGCAAACCGCAAAGGTGCAGTCGCGTTTCTAAACATTGTTATCGCCAACGCAAACGCTCTTGGAGTTGAGTGCGTGCTGGATTACTTTCCACAAAAGTTTGGACGCGGATACCGCTGCGATCGACAAGCTTGGAAGTCATACAGCAAACCAGAGATTCACGGTGCACCCGGCGGCGACTGGCATCATTACGAGATAACGCCTGCAATGGCAGACTCTCCAACCCTTGTCAAACAAGCCTTTCAGAGAGTGTTTGCCGAAATCCCCCAATAGCGCACACTGATCCTCTATGGTCGAAGTACCGACGATAGGAGTACAAAACATGAACGAGCCCAAAGTCTTCATCTACGAAGTTGGGCGATGCAATTTAGACAACGGACAAGAAATCCTTGTCCAGATCTTTCGACACGAAGACACCCACAAAATAATCCGCGCACAAATAGCCTTCCGAACTTTGGCAGGTGACTCTTGGGGCGTACCTACAGAATTGGACTTTCAACAATGAGCTTCTTAATGATCAAAATCGGAGCATGGGCAATATGTGGCTTGGCAGCCTTGACGCTTCTCTGGGACGCTTCTGACGCTCCTGAAGGCATGTCTAAGGTCAGTGCCCAGACCTCTTACGCCACGATTCCACTAGGCACAATGCCAACCACAACCTCGAGCACGACCCCAGTCACCGCTTGCGCTGGAGCTCTCAATCTTGCTTTGAGTGTTGGCTGGCCTGCCACCGAAACACCGACCCTGATGCGAGTGCTAAAACGCGAATCAAATTGTCAAGAAGATGCTTTTAATCCTCGGGACACGGCAGGCGGCTCTTACGGTTTAATGCAGATAAACGGATTCTGGTGCACCCCTTCGGCATACTGGCCGCAAGGCTGGCTACAAGCAAAAGGAATCTTAAAAGTGTGCGACGAATTGTTTGATCCAAAAGTAAACCTCATCGCCAGTCTCGCAGTGTGGCATAATTCTAATTGGAAACCTTGGAACCTTCCTAAGTGACCGAAGAGCAATATCCCGAAACAGGAATCACAGAGGAGACCCGACGAATGTATCCCGAAACTTACAGCGACAAATACAACAAAGTTTTCATGCAGTTTGTAGACGACATCTTTCGTCCTAATCATGTACCTGCACCAAAACACACTCACGACATTCTTCTTGATGAGTTGGCGATTATGTACGACGCAAGCATGGAAGCAGGTGGAGAGCAGGCGCGCTTCAATGCGTCAGTGCTTCGAGCCGCGATCAATGTGATCTTGACATGCACAAAATAGTATGTAAGAAATGCGGACTAGAAATGCACGGCACACCGCACGCCACTAACCCGACCAAGATCCTTTGGAGTCACCCAGACCTCAAAGCATGCAAGAAAGTGAAGCCGATCAAATGAACGATCTACAACTCTTCGCACCTACACGCGGACTAGGTGCATACCGTGAAGAATGTGCCATAGACCGCAACACGGTCATTATCTCACCATCAGCAAAACCGACCTCTGCAAGTGCGGCTCTAAACGCATTGCCTAAATCGGGCTCTAAGCGTCGGCGCGTCTACGAATACTTAAAGCAGACAGGCGGTGCTACAGACGAAGAGATCGAGCGCGCACTGGGCATCTCTGGCAACACTGTAAGACCAACACGCGGCTCCCTAGTCAAAGACAAGTTTGTCTACGCCACAGACCTCGAGCGTCCAACTCTTGCTGGCAACATGGCGATCGTCTGGAAGGCGCGCTAATGGCACACTTTGACCTATCGCTATATGAGACCGTTGCACAGCGCCTAGAACGCTTCTGGACTGCTTACCCTCACGGACAGATCGTGACGAACATGATGCACTACGACGGCTCCACAGTGATCTTCCGATGCGAGTCCTTCGACAATGATGGACGGCTCTTGTCTACAGGTTGGGCTCACGAGGAATACGGCAATAGCCCTGTCAATAAAACTTCGTTCCTCGAAAATTGTTGTACCAGCGCAATCGGTAGGTGCATTAGTAACGGCCCATTAGGGCATACAGGAGAGCGCGCATCGTCGGAAGAAATGGCAAAGGTAAACCGAGTCAATTCAGCCCCAGCACCTGACTCATTCGGCGGCGCTACACCCAAGCAAATCGGCTTCTTAAAGTCGCTCGCTCGAGGTAAAGCATGGGATGACTTCCAGCTGCTTGAGTTTATTCACAAGACTCTCGGCGTAGATGATGTAGTGATTGAGACCTTGTCATCGGGACAGTGCTCAAAGGTAATTGAACGGATGAAGCTATGAGTCGGACAGTTTGGCTCGCGTTAACTCTTACCGTGCTATGCGCGGCGTTAATGGCAAGGTCTGATAGGAAGTAAACCCTCTTACAACTGGCAAGCATCAAGGTCGTATCACTGTCGCAAGTGACGGGGCTAATCCAAGGGAACTTGGTTTGATCGGCGCGTCCAAAACCTGCTACACGAAAGGTACTGGACAAAGCGCCGAGGCGAGTCGTAAACATAATCGACTAGATGTGCAAGGTAATCGGATTGAGGCAGCCCGATGGGTAGAGCATCATCACTCTGTCTTGCATTACGCTTAACGATGACATACCACAAACAAACTCAACAGACTCGAGCCCGACATGCAACACACTCACAGCAACTTGAGAGCAAGCGCGACAGCGCGCGCTAGTAGGTCTTAAAACATGGCACGCCCACTCACCGAATACGACAGCAAACGCTACAAAGCA